CGACCGACGCGCGGTCGCTCGAGTACGACCTGAACGCGGCGCAGCAGGCCGGGGCGTCGCCGGGCCGCGACCCGGGCAAGGTCATTCCGCTCGCCCTCGCCTACAAGGGCAATATCCACACCGAGGTGCGGCTCGTCACCGACGTCTTCAAGTCGGCGGCGTGGTTCCGCACGGTGACCGGCGCCGGCGCAGATGGTGCCGATGCGGGCGACCATTCGGCTCAGAACCGCAAGCAGTGGTCCGATGCGACCAGCGACCCGATCGCGGCGATCCGCGCCGAGATCGACATCTTCATCATCCTCTCGGGCATGATGCCGACGAACCTGCGGCTCGGCCGCCAGCTGTTCACGGCGATCGCGTCGAACCCGAACGTTCGCGCCCAGGTCTCCGTGCTGCTGAACAGCACGACGGGCTCGGTGGCCTCCGCGTTCCCGCCGCCCGCGACCGAGGCGCAGCTCTCGGCGCTGCTCGGCCTGAAGGTGAGCGTCTCGAGCGCGATCAAGAACACCGCCAAGAAGGGCGAGGCGGCGAGCAACGCCTTCATCGTCCCGTCGAAGGACGGCCTGCTGAGCTACGACGCGCCGACGCAGTACACGGACGGCAAGGTACCGACCGCGTTCGCGCGCGTCGTGTACCAGGGCCTCGCGCCGGACGGCTTCCAGGTGCGCAGCTTCAACCGCCCCGACGTCGGCCCGGGCGGCTCGCAGGCGAGCGTGCTCGACATCTACAACGGCTTCCTCGTCGTCGACAACGTGCTCGGCACGTACCTCTCGGGCATGGCGGCGTAAACGCCGTGATGCAAGTCCGCATCACCTGGAATCCGTCGCTGCCGACCGTCGCCTCACAGGCGTTCACGGCGGGCGGCGTCGCGTACAACGACGGCGATCCGTTCCCGTGGCGCGAGCTCGGCATCGACGAGCACACGGCGCGGAACATGTGGAACTCGCGCATGATCGACTGCAAGCCAGCGCCCCAGACCGACGTGCAGCCGGTCGCGCAGCTTCCCGCCGTCGACCGGGCCGCCACGTGTCCGTATGTCACGTACGACATGCCCGGCACCGCCTCCACTGAGACCGCCTCTCGCCTCACCCGCTCCGAGCGGCGCGCGCTGCGACGGCAGGGGTAGGACGTGGCCAGCGGCACGCCGCAGGCCGACGCGATCGCTGCCAGTCTACGAGCTGCTGTCGAGAAGCAGGCCATCGCGCTCGTACTCGATCTCGTCAAGGCGCTGATGCGCGCCACCCCGGTGGACACCGGCCACGCTCGCCGCAACTGGTTCGCGTCGATCGGCCAGCCCGTGACCGAGGAGAGCGACGCGGGTGCCGGCGCATCGAACGCCGCGGTGACGGCCTACAGGCTTGAGATGGGGCCGCTGTGGGTCGCCAACCCTGTCGACTACGTGTTCTTCCTCAACTACGGCACGAGCAAACAGGCGGCAGCTGGCTGGATCGAAGCGACGGTCATGCAGACGTTGCAGCGCGCGAAGGAGCGCGGCGGGTCACTCGACGTCGCCGGCATTCAAGCGGGATTCGCGGATGCGGTCGGTGGCGGCGGTGCCGAGAACCTCGCGAGCGCGTATTCGCCGTTCGGAGACGATGCATGAGCATGATCCCGTTTCTCGATCACGCCGAATCATGCGCGGTGTGCCGTGCCCGTCCGGATCTGCTCTGCGCGAAGGGTCGCGAACTGTTCGAGGCGGGTCGCAAGCGGCTGATGAAACTCGTCGATCCAACGACGCGGCCGAGGGCGTAGCGCGGCGAGTAATCGACCCGCACTGCCGTGGCGCGCCACCGTCATCACGTGACGGAGACGCAAGCCGTCGAGGCGATCCTGCAGCTGTGGAAGACCGGCTGGGAGGCGTTGCATCCGGCCGACACGAGCGATCCGCAATCGGTCCCGTGGACGACTGACGACGAGCAGTACACGCCCGACGTGCTCGGCCCGCTCGGATGCTGGGCGCGGATCGTATTCCGGCCGGCGACGGACGCGCAGCTGACGCAGGGCCCGGTGGCCTTCAACGAGGTCGCGGGCGTCGTGATCGTGCAGTTGTTCGGCCCGCTCAACGAGGGCACGGCCAAGCTCACCGCGCTGGCCGACGATGTTCGCGCGGTGCTCAAGCGCAAGCGGAGCGGCGATCTGCGGACGCTCGATGCGCCGAGCTCCAAGCCGGCGGATGACGGCACGTGGGCGATGCGCATCGTGACCGTCGAGTGCCGATACACGTACACCGGCTAGCCGCAAATCGACCCATCGTGCCCTCGGGACGCACCGTCGTCGCATGGGTGACGTTCCATCTGAGGGCCTAGCGCTCCGCATCGCTCCACAGCCCGACATCACGACCGATCCCGTGGCGGGATGGGTCCAGCTGCGCCCCGACAAGGGCTCGTTGCAGGGCTGGGAAAAGACCCTGCAAACCGTCGAGCAGACGCCGATCGATCCGAATATGGTCGACCGGCAGGGCGAGGTGGTCGGCTGGTCGTGCTCGCCGCAGTTCGCGCACGATCTCAGCAAGGATCTGGCCGATGCCATCGCCGAGCCGGTGCTCCGCTGCGTCGGCGCGCATCCCGGCGGCAAGGGCCAACGTGTCTACCGTCCGACGGCGATCGTCGACGGCGGTGTGGGCGAGGATTCGCTCACAGTCCCAGCCAACGGCGATCTGCCAGCGAAGACGATCATCAAGAACCGCGGCTACACGAACGACGCCAACAACGGCCTGTTCGTCACCGCTGCGGACTCGGCGGCAAATGCGATCAAGGTCGCGACCGGCACGTGGATCGCTGAGGTGCCGCCCGATAATGCCACCACGGGCGTCTGGGGCTTCGAGGGCGCGGCGGACGACATCAAGATCGACGCCCAGGGCAACCTCACATCGGTCGTCGAGGACTTCACACTCCGCGGCATCGCGGTCGGTACGCTGCTCGCCTTCGACGACGAGGACGCGGCGCACCAGTTCGGCACGCTGGGTGTGTTCTACGCGTGGGTCAAGAGCGTCTCGGCGCACCTCGTCGAGCTCGAGAACCACGCACTCCCTGTCGGTGTCGTGCTTGGAGCCGATGCCGGCGCCGGCAAGACGATCCGCGTGCACATCTTCTCGCTGTATCGGAACTACCCGATCCTGAGCGCGAGCTACGACAAGAAGCGCGTGTTCGGCGAGATCGAGTGGCCCGGCGAGGGCGACGACGGCACGACGCGCTGGACCCGTTTCACGGGCCTGGGCATCAACAAGGTCGACATCGCGGCGCCGCTCAAGCAGAAGATCACGGCGACCGTGCAGATGATCGCGCTCGACGTCACCGACGAGCTCGACGCGGCATCGCGTGAGACAGCTGGCGGCGTGTCGCGCGGCGATCGGGCCTCGACGGCATTCCAGCCGCTCGCCACCAGCATGAGCAACACGGCGACGGATCTCCGGTTCGTTCGCCTGCTCGATCCGAGCGGCGCGAACATCATCCCGAAGATCAACAACTGGACGCTGTCGCTGAACAACAACGTCAAGCCGCGCGACGTCCAGGGCAAGGCCGGCTCCGACGATCACTTCTTCGGCACGTTCCAGCCGTCCGTGAAGCTGCAGGCGTACCTGACCAGCCCGACGCAGATCAGCGCGGCGAAGAACAACACGAAGCTCACCTGGGACGTCTGCGTCGGCAACGGCGACTACCTGGTGGCGTTCCGCGTGCCGCGCACCGCGCTCCGCAACCCCAAGCGCACGATCCCGGCGAACGAGCAGGTGATGCTCGACTTCGACGCCCCGGGCTTCGGTCACGAGACGACGAACGTCGCCATCGTGATGTGCATCGGCGAGTAGATCGAGGCTGCAGCTCGGCTCCTCCTCCGGCCGGGCGAAGCGGGCATGCTGCGCCGGACAGCGCCTCGGATCCGGCCCCTCCGGGGTAATCGACCCGCATGAGCCGGTGCGGCGAGCCTCGTGGCATGCCTCTCCAACTCACCGATGACCTGTTCGCTCACCTCGAGCCGCCCGAGACCGTCGAGTGGACGCTCCGCGGAATGCACTACCCGGCCGGCAACCCGGAGCCGATCGTCTTGCTCCTGAAGTGGTCGGGCACGGATTCGCCCTTCCTCAAGGAAGCAAGCAAGCCGCTCGAGAAGCCGATTCCCGATCGCCTCGACGCCACCGAGCGACTTCTGCGGCTGTTTGCGAAGCTCAGCGTCGTCGGCTGGCGCAATGTCGGTGTCGGCAGCCCCGAGCCGTACAACGCGAAGGAGTGCGCCGCGCTGCTCGTTCGCTATCTCCGCGCGCGCGGTCACAGCGCGCCCGGCATCGCCATCGACTGGGCCGAGGACATGATGCGCTACGCGCGCTCGCACGAGGCGTTCCGCAAGCCGGCGCCCGTCGATCCGGTCGACCTGGGAAAAGAGTAGCGGCGTGGCTTGCGTGGTCGGAGAAGCACGCCGGGAAGTTCCGACAGATGCGGATCGACGAAGATCTGGGTCGCGTCACCGAGCAAGACCGTCGAGCCGTAGTCGCAGCCTACGCCGAGGAGCCCGAGCGCGATGACGCGGTGTCGTTCATCGTCGAGTGCTGGCAGACGCTCGACTCCGAGCGACCGATCGTGCCGTTCGGGATGGGCGGGTCGTACCGCGGCGCGATCCCGTGGGGCGCGGTGCGCGACTGGGCACAGGACGCGGGGCTTCATGGCGACGAGGTGCGGCTGCTCGCGCAAGTCATCCGTCGCCTCGACGCCGACCGCAGTGAGCGAATCAGCAACGACCTAGCCACGAAAGGGTGATGCGCCATGGACATGAACCTGATCGCACTGAAGGTTGACCCCGGGCAGGCCGCGACAACGCTCGATCAGTTCGCCCAGAAGCTCCGCGGCACCGAGACGCAGAGCCAGATGACGCAGGCCGCGTTCGAGAAGCTGAACGGCGCCTTCAAGTCAATGGCACAGGCGATCCAGCAGGAGCAGACCGCACTCGCGCGCATCCCGCTGAACAACCTCGCGCAGGGCTTCGGTCAGCTCGGTGAGATGATGGCGCGCGTCCAAGCGGTCAGCGATCGACTCGCGCGTGCAAACGATCCGCTCGCGCAGGGCTTCGGTCGGGTCGCT